TACACCCCAAATTTTGGATCTGCTTTATCAGCTGGAAAACCTGATGCAGCTTTTGTTACTGCACTTACGTCTGGTAATTTTTCCAGATATCATAATGGTTATTTAGCTGTTTATGTATTAAACGAGTTGACATCTCCTTCTTCATCTGATCCCGTAACTATCCAAGTTTTTGTTAAGGCTGGAAAAGATTTTGAATTACGAGTACCGGATGAGACTATCATGGACCAGATCAATTACCACCCTCATGAGCCACCCGTTATGGCATCCTCTAAGACAATTAAAGATTATGTTTTTGTCCCACAGGGTGAGGAAACGATCCATAATGATGATGATTTCGATGGAGCGCCTGAGCATGTAAATGATCCTAGTGATGCGGTTATACAAATACCCTCCATGACTCCGATGCTAGCTAAGCAATCCGTGTTCTTTGGAGAGACTTTTACATCATTTCGCACACTTCTAAAAAGATACAACTATACTGGGTCGCACACTTTCAACGAAAATACTGGCCTAGCAACAGCTGCTGCTTTTTCTGTGCGACAGAAGTTGAGTTATATGCCAGCGTATGCTGGAAGGGATCCTAATGCCCGATTCGGTCTAAATGCATTTAATGAGGTTAAAGTCATTCTATTGACATATCTTTCTCCTGCCTACTTAGGTTATAGGGGAGCAATACGGCGGAAATTTGAAGTTATGGCTGGGTCTCACTTGAATGTTTATTCTATAATGTTCACTCGACAAAAGACAGAACCATCTTATATCACTGGATCTGGAACAACCAATGTTTTTGGAGGTTTAGGTACAACAAATTCACGAATGCAAGCAATGAAGAACTGGTATTTAAATTTGTGGGGTGGAGGTGCAACACATATGGCACCCCGTCAACCTTTCTGTGAAGTTGAAAACCCTTATTATAGAGATAACCGCTTCTCATTTGCACGAAATCTTAACACAAATAATGGTATATTTCGTGATGGGTCAAATGATGATGCATTATGGATGTATATGTCCTTTACTAATCCACAGTGGTCGTCCACACCACAACCGTCCGATTCACGATCAATTTTAGTGAACGAGTATGTCGCCATAGG